AAGGCAATTACTAGACGTCTCGCTGTGAGTTTGCTCTTGCGCGTTGCCACGGGCCAAACGCGACGCCAATATCTGACGTGCCCTTGAGTCGTGCTGCGTCATCCAACAGGGAGGTGACTTGTCTTATGGATGAGTTTTCTATCCGCGTCGCCGGGATTATGGCCGCGCTCGTAGAGCGCCGTCTGGTGTACCTCGACGCCGCTGGGGAACCGCCCGATGTCAAAGCGCGGCAGTTAGCGGAGGCGCTGCTTAGGGAATTGCCCAAATTCGGACTTGGCATCACGGTATTGAGCTAGCACAGCGAGAGGGACACATGAGTAACAGGGAGCCCGAGCCGATGCTCGAAAGCGGCGAACTGGGGGTGCTGGGGGTGCTGGGGTGAGCCTGGCAAGGCAACTAGCGAGTGGCGTGGCGGGATTAATTTACCGGCCGACCGACGCGGTGGCGGCGGAATACCACAAGTGGTACTACGGCACTTTAGCCTGGCAGAAGACTACTTGGATGCGGGTCAAGTGCTTTAAGTCCGTCAGCGATATGTGGAATTACCAGGAGATTCTGTTAGACCTGAAGCCCTCCCTGGTCATCGAGTTCGGCGCACGTTACGGTGGCTCGGCCCTGTTTTTTGCCAGCGTCATGAGGCAGACCGGCCGGTCGTTCAAGGTGCTTTCCGTGGACATCACCCACAAATTTCTTGATCCAGCAGCCCGCCGCGACCCCGATATTTTGTTCATTGAATCGCCGTCCACGGCCCTGGCGATTGCTGAGCAGATCCAGCGCCTCAAGGCCCAGTTCCCCGGCAAGATCTTCGCCATCCTGGACAGCGACCACTCAATGAAGCACGTGCTGGCCGAGATGAAACTCCTGCGTCCTTTGCTCTCCGCTGACGATTACCTGGTAGTGGAATACTCCAACGTCAACGGTCACCCTGTGCTTCCTGGGTTTGGGCCAGGACCGTATGAAGCCATCGAGGCCTACGAGCATGAGTTCCCGAATGATTACACCCATGACCGAGGGCGTGAGAACAAATTCGGCTGGACATTCGCGACCAACGGATTCCTGATCCGCAGTTGAGCACGCATGACGCACGAAAGGGTGATGCCAACAATGGCCAACAACAATGGCGATGATGACCTGCTTCCGGTGCCCACCAAGGCAGATAAGGACCGCTTGGACGCTGTCTGGAAGGGCCTAGCCGACATGCCAGGACTCACCCAGTTCAACCCGCAGAACCGGATGGACCTCTGGGCGATAGAGCACCAGGTGAGGGCGAATCGCCTATCGACCGCGAGTTTGGCCCGCGCCAGCCGTGCCCTTGTGTGGGTAACGGTCGGACTGGTCATCGTGACCCTCGGGCAGCTCGCACTCGCGATCCTCGACCACAAGTGGTGAAGCGAAGCCCGACATCAGAACTTCACGCGGTCGAGGTCGAGAAACTTCGGCTCGCGGTAGTCGCCGCTGCTGGTGGTCGGTTTGTCAACCATCGGAGGTGGCGGCTTGGGCTTCGGCGGCGCGGCTGTCGCCGCTCCCCAATATGAAAGCGTGGCCCCGACCAGATGGCACAGCGGCGCGGCGCCCGGTGCCCCGTCCCAGATGAAGCGGCCGCCCGTCATGGGATGTTTCACGGCGGATAGCGCCGACTCTGTGAGAATGCTCTGGCCTGAGTGGGTAATACGGGAATCCGTGACCCCGTCTAGGAACGCTTCGCAGGCAAGCGCGTAGTCGGTGGTGTTCACCATATCCGGCTCGATACCGGCGGCATCCAGATAGCTTTTGAGCACCGCCGCGGGACTGCCCTGCGACACCAGCACCGCGGCGGGGTTGCACTCGGCCACGATGTCCACCAGCTTGTTGACGGCTTCAGTCGCAGACGATTTGGCCGACCAGGCAATCTCAATATGAGTGCCGTTGGCGGTACGCTGCGCCCCGGCGATCGTCCACACCTGCGATACCGGAGAGCGGTCGACCGCCACCACAAGCGGATAGGGGCCGACGAGCTCGGCGGCCGGGTCTGCGAGCGCCTGCCAGGCGTCGGCGTCGATGACCCGCGCGCCGGTATCGCCGACAATCGGCCATTTTCCCCACCCCAGGCACTCTACTTCGAAATCGGTTGGACTTAACTCCACCAACAACTTTCGCATCTTGGCCTCGGTCTGAATCACGCCGTAGCTGGGACTAGCGAGCCTCCACGTTTCCGGCGACTCCCGCAGCGCCCGGCGCTCGGCGTCGCTGCACCCTTCCGGCGGCTCAGGGGCCGCGTATTCGGCATAGAACAGGCCGGTACCGGTGTCGCAGTTGACGATTGCGTCAAGCGCGCGTTGCCGGACGCCGGCCAGGACATGCCCGAAGGGATGGATGTCCTCGTTGACGGCCGATGAAAGGTAAATGGTCTGCGGGTTTTTCGACGCTAGCTGAGTCGGTGATAGCGCGGCCTGGTCGGCCTGCCGAATATGGTAAGCCTCATCGTAAATAAGCAGGTCCACGCGGTCGATGCCGCGGCCGGCGTCAAGGCTACGAGTGATGAAAGCGCAACTCGCACCGTTAGATAACTCAACCGACGCCTGCCCTTGCGAACATATCCAGCGTGTCACCCGGCGGTCCAGCGACGGCCGGGATGCGACCAACCGGCGGATACGTTTGAAGGTATTTTCGGCCGTCGACCAGCGCTGAGCGCTCAGGATTATGCGCTCCGACCTGACGAAAAGGCCGTAGAGAATCCTGATTTCCGCTGCAGTGAGGGTCTTACCACTTTGGCGAGTCGCTACGTCGGTGGCCAGCGGATGGCTGAACAGTCCTTCGGGGTCGAGCGCCAGGATTCCGCGTAGGTTGTCTTGCTGCCACGGCATCTGCGGGCGCTTAATCCGCTCCGCGAACTCCAGACACTTATCCGCTTCGGAGTAGTCGCCGTCGTCGCAGAGCAGGTATTGCGGGGTCTGGCGGCCGGTGAGTGCCGGCCAGTCGGTGTCAGGCGATGCCGTCAAGGTCATCTTCGCCACCAATAGGCAGGAGTCCGGCGCGCTGGCGGTGTACCGCGGCAATCAGATGCCGCAACACGGTGGCCTGCTGGCGCGCTTCGGCAAGGGGGCCGTCGACAGACACGTACAAATCGCCGTCACGGTCGCCGCGCAGACGCAGCCAGGTTGTTTGCTCACCGGCCAGTAATGCGTCCAATTTTTCGAGCCGGTCAGCGATGCGGCCGCACTCAAGTACCAACACGGTGATCGCATACGGGTCGCCCTGCTGCGTTAAGTCGTCAATCAGTCGCTTACCAGCGGTTTTACGTCGCACTAGCGGCCACCAAGTTCGTTTGTTTTGGTCCGTACACACACAAGCGCCAGGGCAAACGGTCGCGTCGACCCCCACCCCCTATCAGCAATCTCACAGGATTGGTCACCGGGGTTTGCTGGGCGCGCCGGGACTGCGGGATGCCTACCAGGGCCACAACATCACCCGATGCCCAACGTCTGCGGCCTGGTGAAGGTCACGACTCATCGGCCGGCCAGTCACCGCGGGCCGCTGGTCATCGTTGCGGCCGTCTTGACGCGCCGCATTGCACCAACTGTGAAGCAGGCGCGTGGGTGGTCCCGTGTTGCCTGCAGACCGCGGTGTGACGTGGTCGGCGTGGAGACCTTGCGACAGTAGCAAAGGCTCTGAGCACCAATAGCATTCGCTGCCGTCCACGTGGTTGCGCTTCAGCTCGGCCACGGCCTGCCGATGCCGGTAGTTGAGCCCGCGGGCGGTGGTGGTGCGCTTGTGAGTGCCTGCCATCTCTAGAACGGCCCCCACTCCACGCCGTCGCCGTCATCACCAGTCCCGTAGCGGGCCGCGGTGCAGGCGTCGATCAGCGCTTGCATGGGCGGCTTGCGGTAGGCATCGGGGTCGTCGGTGAGCCCGCACATCGTCTGTTGGATCGCTACGGCATCGTCGTGGTTCATTCGGGAGCCTGCTGCAGTGGCGTGCCAGGTTCGACCAGGACACTGCCCCCGACGTCGATGAGTACCGGCGTCATGGCGACCAAGACGCTGGCATTCGGACCCGTGGCGATGGCAGACAGAATCAGTGTGCCGCCGCCGGATGCCTGCAGCGCCACGGTGGCGGACTGGCCTGGCGCCAAGGTGGTTCCGGTGCCGTCCAGTAGCGCCGGGCCGGCGTTGTTGACGACGACGCTGGCCGACGTGCTGGTGTTCGTGACGTCCACGGTCTTTGCCTGTGTCGGCAGTTGCAGTTCTCGCGACTGCTGGGAGACGGCAACGGTGGCCGTCTCAGTGAATGGGATTGTCATTTCGTCCTTTCGAATTGTCGAGCGCCGGCCGCGCTGTTAACCCCAAAACTTGAAACCAGCGCGGCCGGCGCCGCTGCACCAC